AGCTAAATCAGTTAGTACAAAAACATAATCCTTACCTTGAAGAGCTGCCGTAATTTTATTGCCTGTATCTAACCTAAAAGTTCCTGCTGTATTGATAGCGGTAGGAGCGTATTCATTTAAATTTTCTTGGTCCGAAAATCTTACAAACATAGGGTCTTGTGTTGATGGTGTGCCAATAGTTGTTTCTGTTCCAAAATGAAATAAATGTCTGTCTCGGTCTGATACAAGAGTAAATCGGGTTGCTGTAGGGTTATTTGTTGTTGTAAAATCAGTAGTACTTGTAGAAGCTCTTATTGTTCTAGGATTAGTTGCTCCCGCATTCCATGTGAATGTCTTACCATTAAAAATAGTTGCGACAAGAACTTCTCCGAAATTATCTAAAGACCAATTACCAGGATCTAAAACTACATTACTAGTTCCTCGTTCTGTGCCCCATGTAGAATCTCCCCATAGATACGTTCCCCAGCCATATCCTAATGTTTGAAAGGTAGGTCCTATTATTACATAAGGATTAATAGTTGCAGCTCCTGAAGCAGAGGCTGCCCCACTTGCATTAACTCTCATTTGAATTGTAAAAGTATTTGCATTAGGAACAGTTAAAATCTCAAAAGCCCCTGTAGTAAAATCTGTCGCTGAATATCCTGTTGGAGGAGTAACACCTGAAAATGTTACGTATCTTCCAACTGTTAAATTATGAGAAGTTTTGTTAACAGTCACATTATTTTGACTTGAAAAAGTATCAAACGTTGCTCCAGTTATAGCGGTATCTAAAGGAGTAATATCGTAAAACTGTTCTCCATAATATATAAAAAGGCCTTGAGAAGTACCTATTGCTGAGTATCTCTCTCCTTTTAAACTTGTAAAAGATAACTGAGCTCTAGCGGGTCCTGGAACAGTTTCTTGCCCAACACTTAATTGTTGCCAGCCACCTATTTTTTCTGGAGCAGTATATCTAAAACGTACAAAATCTCCGTCTACCCATTGTCCTGGAAGAGCTGAGGGCACGCTTTGTTTGTTGAAACCTGCTGCAAAATTTATTTTTTTTAATGCCATGAAATCTATTATACTAGTTTTTAGGCAGAAATATAGTCCATTCTAGCTCTTGAATCAAATCACTATTGGAAATCTAGACAAAACCTGCAAAATCTATTAATATAATAAAAGAAATATGAAAATATATAACAATTTTTTACCGAAAGAAAATTTTGAAGGTATAAAAAAAATCATGACAGGACCAGATTTTCCCTGGTTTTTTAATAACGAAGTCCTTAGTTTACCCGGTAAAAATCCTCATTTTCAATTTGTTCATACTTTTTATTTACGAGATAAAGAAAATTCAAATCTTTTAGAATTTCTTACTCCTATAATAACTAAATTTAAACCTTTAACTCTTCTAAGAATAAAAGCAAATCTGTTAACTCGTACAGAAAAACATGTAGAACACGGTTACCATGTTGATTATGCTTCAAGTAAAAGTGCAAAAATTACCACTGGAATTTTCTATATCAATACTAATAATGGATATACCAAATTTAAAAATGGTAAAAAAATTAAAAGTAAAGAAAACACATTTATTGAATTTAAAGCAGATGAATTACATACAGGTGCTTCCTGTACAGACGAAAAACGAAGAATAGTAATAAATTTTAATTATATAAAATTTGAAAACAATTATTAAGAAGATGGATCTACAAACTCAATACTATTATTTTAAAAGTGTTTTACCTTATAAATTGTGTGATGATATTATTCAGTACGGAAAACAACATCGAGAGGAAGTAGCTCTTACCGGAGCGTTTGATAATAAAAAAGAATTAAACCAAAAAGATTTAAAAAATTTAAAAAAGAAAAGAGATTCTAATGTAGTTTGGATGAATGACACTTGGATTTATAAAGAAATTCAACCCTATATACAGGAAGCAAATAAAAAAGCAGCTTGGAATTTTGATTGGGATTGGTCAGAATCTTGTCAATTTACTAAATATTCAATAGATCAATATTATGGTTGGCATTGTGATAGTTGGAATGCACCTTATGATAGACCAAATTCACCACAAGAACATAATAAAATTAGAAAACTATCTGTTACTTGTTCACTTTCTGATCCTTCTACATATGAGGGAGGAGAATTAGAATTTAATTTTAATCGCCCTGAATATAAGAAAAAAGATAATATTAGAAAATGCACAGAAATTTTACCCAAAGGATCAATAGTAGTTTTTCCTTCTTTTGTATGGCATAGAGTATGTCCCGTTACAAGAGGATCAAGATATTCTTTAGTTCTTTGGAATTTAGGATACCCATTCAGATGAAAAATAATTTAAATTTTACTCCTTATTTTGCTTCACCTATATATGTAGGTTCTTTACCTGAGTTGGTAAAAGACTTAAATAAAGCTAGCAATAAATTTATTAAAGAATCAAAAGAAGCAGGTAAAAAAACTGTTCAGTACAATGAAAAATTTTATAAGAAAAAAATAGGTGACTTTGGTTTGTCTTTTCATTCAACAAGTTTAATCAATGTACCACAATTTAATAAATTACAGACGTATGTAGAAAATAGATCATCAGAAATATTAGATCATATGGGTTATGATTTACGAAACTATAAATTTAAATGGACAGAATTTTGGGTACAGGAATTTGCAAAAAATGGAGGAGGTCATCACGATGGCCATGTTCATTATGATAACCATATATCAGGTTTTTATTTTTTAAAATGTTCTGATAAAACTTCTGTTCCTGTTTTTCATGATCCTAGACCTGGTAAGATGATGACTATGTTACCTTTAAAAAATGCTAACGATGTTACTTTTGGAAACCCAATGATAAATTTTAAACCACAACCAGGTACTATAATACTTTTTCCATCTTTTTTAGAGCATAGATTTACTGTGGATCCTGGGGTAGAACCTTTTAGATTTATGCATTTTAATATACAGGCTGTAAGGAAAACACCATGAGTTTTAAAAAACAAAAATTTAAAATAACAAAAAGATCTATTTCAAAAGAACTAGCAACCTTTGCTTACAATTATTTTTTAATGAAAAGACAAGTTGCTAAAACTTTATTTGAAAGAAAATTTATTTCTCCTTTTACTACAGAATGGGGTGTTTGGAATGATGACCAAGTTCCTGAAACTTACTCACATTATGCTGATATAGTTTCTGAAACTTTATTATTAAAGCTTCAACCTGTTGTAGAAAAAGCAACAGGATTAAAACTAACACCTAACTATACTTACACAAGAATTTATAAAAAAGGAGATGTTCTTAAAAGACATAAAGATAGGTTTAGTTGTGAAATATCTACCACACTTAATTTAGGTGGTGATGCTTGGCCTATTTATTTAAATCCAAACTTGAAAGCTGGAAATGTTTTTGGTCCTAAAGAAGGAATCCACCAAACTCAAAATTATGCGCCTACTCAAGACAAAGGTATTAAAGTAAATTTAAAACCAGGAGATATGTTAATTTATAGAGGCTGTGATTTAGAGCATTGGAGAGAACCTTTTACGGGAGAAGATTGTTGCCAAGTATTTTTACATTACAATAATACCAAAACTAAAGGCTCTAAAGAAAATTTATTTGATAAACGTCCACATTTAGGTTTGCCTAATTATTTTAAAAACAAATGATTAATAAAAAAATACTTTCAGAAATAGCTTTATATAATGGTAAAGTAAAAATGCCTAAAGGTTTTGAAATTGAAAAAGATATACTTGTAAAAGATATATTAACATCTCAATTTTATGAAAATATTGATTTTCCTTTTTCAAGAACTTATGACAAGTTAAAAACATATTTTGTTGATTTTATGCAAGTAGAACACAACATAATGCTTATAGAAAAAGAAGGTTATGGAAATTATTATGAAAAAAATGAAGTATCTAAATCTCAATATAAAGTAGATCCAGTTGATTTAAAACACTCTGCTGATTTTGTTTTGTTATACGGTGTAGAGATAGACTCTGATTCATGCACTATTAATATTAATTATGATGATAATAGAAGAAAAAATAGAACTTGGCTTATACCATTAAAAACTGATTCTTTTGTAATGTTTCCAGCTGATTGCCGTTTTTACATTGAAAATAGTAAGAATACACATCTTAATTTTATTCAAACTATTACTTTTAATTATTTATAAGAATTATGCTTTGGACTATTCGTCTGGAGTGTTAGTTAGTATCGCCATCCATTGTTCCAAGAACCCAAGATTGGCCACTTTCATCCCAAGAGTAGTAAGATTTAGCTGCTACTTGTTCTTCAGTCAATGCAGGTTCATCACCTATTGGTGATTGCCATCTAGCTTCAGCTACATTTAAAACCCAAGAAACATGATCTTTTGGTGGTAAAAATATTTGATTTTCTAAATCCCACGTGTAACCTATTCCAGCAAAATTTCCTCTAAGAGGAGTGCCGCCTAATTTATGTGTATTGTGTTGTGTATTGAAAGAAGTTTGAATCCAAAGATTAGCAGGCCAATTACTGCTTCTCTCTAAATGAACTTTACCTGCAGTTTCGTCTAGTGCATGACCATTACTAACTCTTACAACATTTAGTACAATATTTTCTTCTGATATTTTTGCAAAATGTGCCATATTTTTTATTGGAATTTATATCTTAGCATAACTATTCCAGATCCCCCATTTTTAAAAGTTGCTGATCCAGGTCCTCCACCAGCTCCTCCACCCATATTTGTAGATCCAGCTGTTCTTGAAGTACAAGCAGGACTATTTGGTGGTCTATTTCCGTCACCGCCTCCACCGACTCCACCG